TACACGGGTTTGGAGCTTTCTCATGCCGATGAAAAGTCGGAAGAGGAAGTCGAACACGCTGAGGGCGATACAACTGTTCAGGACGTTTATGATTCGATGAGCGATGAACAGAAGGAAGTCGTCCATTACATGATCGCTACTGCTCTTGAAAGTTCTGCAAAGACGCTTAAGCAGTCGGATGATTCTGGCGAGAAGAAGGATGAGTCAACGTCGGATCTCGTCCATACTGATGACAATAGTGGAGAGGAAGGACGGCGTATGTCACGTAATGTCTTCGAGCAGCAGAGCGGAGGCAAGAAGGAAGAGAAGCATGTTCTCACCCATGACGCAATTAGTGGAATCGTTGCTGATGCTCAGAAGAGCGGATCGCTGAAGGCAGCCGTCGAGTCATACGCGCTTGAGCATGGTATCGAGAACATCGAGGTCCTCTTCCCGGATGCCCGAGCTCTCACTGATACTCCGGAGTACGACAGCCGGAGGATGGAGTGGGTCTCCAGTGTCATCAACGGGACTCGTCACTCCCCGTTCTCTCGCATCAAGTCAGTCCTCGCTGACATCACTCACGAGGAAGCTCGGGCCCTCGGTTACATCAAGGGTAATCTGAAGAAGGAAGAATTCTTCAGCGTGTCGAAGCGGACGACCACGCCCACCACGGTCTACAAGAAGCAGCAGCTGGATCGGGACGATATCCTCGATATCACCGATTTCGATGTGGTGACGTGGCTCAAGGCCGAGATGCGGCTCCTGCTGGACGAGGAGCTCGCGCGCGCGGTTCTCATCGGTGACGGTCGCTCCAACGCCTCTGAGGACAAGATCAAGGACCCGGAGGGCGCTTCGGATGCCGCTGGTATCCGCTCGATCCTTCACGACCATGAGCTCTACGTTGCCCACGTCGAAATCGACGACGGGGATGACCCGGCCGCCATCGTCGACGCCATGGTCAGCTCGTTGGGCGTCTACAAGGGCTCGGGCTCCCCGACGTTCTACACCACGCTCCCTGTCCTCACAAAGATGCTGATCCATCGTGATGGTGATGGTCATCGTCTGTGGAGAACTCCGTCGGAACTCGCTTCGGAGATGGGCGTTGCAAACATCGTCACGGTCGAGGTCATGGAGACGGAGGCCGATCTCTTCGGGATCGTCGTCAATCTCAAGGACTACACGATCGGTGCCGATAAGGGTGGCGACGTCAATTTCTTCGACGACTTCGACATCGACTACAACCAGTACAAGTACCTCCTGGAGACCCGTGTTTCGGGTGCTCTCACGAAGATCCGTTCCGCCGTGGTCGTCGAGAAGAAGACCACTCCGTAAAGGTAGGCTGCCATGACGCGGTTCTTTGGTCGTATTGGTTATGGTGAATCAGTAGAAACTGCGCCTGGCGTGTGGGAAGACGAGATTGTTGAGTACCCATACTACGGAGATGTCTTTCGAAATGCGAGAAATCTTCATGAAGGTGAAAATCTCAACTTTGATCTCAATGTCCAAAATTCAATTAGCATTGTGGCTGACGCATATGCTAACGAACACTTCTTTGCCATTCGTTACGTGGAGTGGGCGGGGGTTTTGTGGACGGTTACTAGCGTCGAAGTGCAAAGCCCTCGCCTTCTTCTAAGATTGGGGGAGGTGTACAATGGCCGCACGCCTGCAGTTGCACCAACTCCTTGAAACGTTTACACCGAACGTATATTTTCAGCCACCAACTAATGTCGTGTTGAAATACCCGTGTATTATCTATCAACGCGACTTTGCGGATACCAAATTTGCTGATGATATCGTTTATGATCATAAGTTGAGATATGCAATCACAGTTATCGATCAAAATCCTGACAGTGAAATTCCGAGAAAAGTAGCAACGATGCCGATGAGTTTGTTCAATCGCTTTTTCACGGTCGATAATTTAAATCATGATGTCTATAACGTATACTTCTAAGGGAAAGGGTAAAAATGGCTCCTTTGACCTGGGATCAGGTCGGCGAAAAGGTTTATGAGACTGGTGTAGACCATGGAGTTCTTTATCTTCCTGATCAGGCAGGCGTTTACAACGAAGGTGTTGCCTGGAATGGTCTCGTCACAGTTACAGAGTCTCCGACTGGTGCAGAACCGTCTGCGCAGTATGCCGACAACATCAAGTACCTGAATCTGATCTCTGCTGAAGAGTTCGGAGCAACGATCGAGGCTTTCACCTATCCGGAAGAGTTCGGACAGTGCGACGGAACGGCTCTCCCCGCCCCTGGAGTCGCCGTTGGTCAGCAGGGACGGAAGATGTTCGGCCTGAGCTATAGGACTCGAGTCGGTAATGATGTCGACGGGACCGAGTTCGGCTACAAGCTGCATCTTCTGTACGGTTGTCAGGCCGCTCCGTCTGAGAAGGCCTATGCGACGATTAACGATTCTCCGGAAGCGATCACGTTCAGCTGGGAAGTCACTTCTTCTCCTGTTCCGGTCACGGATCTCAAGCCTACCGCGCTTATCGTGATTGACTCCACTCAGGTGGACGAAGCCGATCTCGCGGCGCTCGAAGATCTGCTGTACGGAAAAGGCGCAACAGACGCGGCTCTCCCTACTCCGGACGCTGTCATCGCTCTCTTCGGCGGCTCGTAAATTGCAATGGAGGCTGGAGGATGCTCACTATTGTTGTTCCTGGTGTCGAAATGTTTGACGAGCAAGAACAGGAGTTTGTCAGTAGAGGCGACATGACGTTGGATCTCGAGCATTCTTTAGTCTCAGTGTCAAAATGGGAGTCAATGTACGAGAAACCGTTTTTGGGTGGAGCAGAAAAAACCACAGAAGAAATTTTCGAGTACATAAAACAGATGACATTGACTCCAAATGTCTCTGAAGAGGTGTTTCATAAGCTTTCTGAAGAGAATATCAAAGCTGTCAATAAGTACATCGAAGCCAAGATGACTGCTACGTGGTTTAGCGAAGCTCCTGGGGCCCCACGTACTCGAGATGTTATTACCGCTGAGCTCATTTACTATTGGATGATAACATTTCAGATTCCATTCGAGTGTGAAAACTGGCACCTCAATAGACTCTTTACTTTGATTCGAGTTTGTAACATCAAACAAGCGAAGCCAAAGAAGATGAGTCGCTCCGAAATGGCTGCTCGGAATCGAGAACTCAATGCTCAGCGTAGACAGCAACTCGGAACCAAAGGCTAGAAAGGGGGTGACATGGCAGTTCTCAAATGGGATGAGGTTGGAGAGCGAATTTATCAGACTGGAATTGAAAAAGGAGTTCTCTATCTTCAAGACGGCACGGTAGTTGTCTGGAACGGTCTTATCGGCATTGAAGAATCCCCAAATTCCGAATTGAAATCGTTCTTCTTGGACGGCGTCAAGTATTTGGAGAATCTAACTCCGAGCGACTTTGTGGGAAAGCTCAAGGCATTTACCTATCCCGACGAATTCGATACCGTAAACGGGATTGCTATCGTTTCTCCCGGATTGTCCTATCATGAGCAACCACCAAAAAGTTTCAGTATGTCATATAGGACGAAAGTCGGTAATGATGTCGAAGGCGAAGAGCACGGCTATAAAATTCACATTCTTTACAATGTTCTTGCTACTCCTGATACGAAGGGTTTCTCAACAATTCAAGATTCAGGAGTTCAACCCGTTGAATTTGGATGGACCTTAACGGGAACTCCACAGAAGATCAACAAATTTAGACCAACGGTTCATGTTTCTATCGATTCAAGAACCACACCTCCTGAAGTCATGCGGTTGCTGGAAAGTAAGCTTTATGGAACGGCAAAAAATGCTCCTAGTCTTCCACCAATCACTGAAGTTGGTGAATACTTCGGATTTCGTGACGCTCTTCTCATCATCGACTTTGGAGATGGTACTTGGATGGCTATTGACGAAGCAAATAACTACATCGATATGCTCGATCCTACTACTTTCCAGATCGTTGGCGCGGACGCTACCTTTATCGACCCGGATACGTATCATATTTCGTCTACCAATGTCAGCTAGCAGGACTAAGGAGGTGAAATGGCTACAATTACAGGTCTAACCGCTGATCGAATGCTAGAAATTGAAGGTCAAACGGTTGTTTCGGGTGCAATTGTCAATAATCATCTAATTCTTACTAAATTCGACGGAACAACAGTCGATACGGGCGTTCTTCCTCCGGGTCCACAAGGTCCAGTAGGTCCTGCTGGCGGTCTGATTCCAGGAGAACTTCGACTATGGCCGGGAACTACACTTCCGGCAGCTGTAGATTTCGGTAAGTGGGTATGGGCCGATGGCGCAGTTTATGCGGTCGCAACATATCCCAAAGCTGCGGCGAGCATTGCCACCGAATGGCGTACCTTCGGCGGAGCAAGTGATCCCGGAGCACCAAATTTCCGTGTTCCTGATATGCGAGGTGTGACTCCAGTTGGTATGGATGCTATGCCAGGAGGAGCTCGAGCCAATCGCATGACTCGTACTGTGGCGATCACTATTGCTGGAAGAACTGGTGAAGAAACGCATATCATCACAGTTCCTGAAATGGCTGCACACGGACACGCTGTTACCGATCCGGGTCATGCACATATTTACGATCAAGGTGCGGGTAACTCGATTGGTGGTCAGTTCGGAAACTATCCGTCTTATGATACCCAAACTTTGGGTCGAGGAAACTGGATCAGAGCAGCGCTTACCGGTATCTCAATCGCAAATGCGGGTGGTAACGGCGCACACGAGAACGTTCAGCCATCGGTTTTCATTCCGTACATTGTAAAATTGGACGATTAAGATGAGAATCGAACTCGCAGGGAGTCTAATTCGTCCTGACCCGTTGGTTTTAAGATTTGACGCCAATGCAACGTTCGATACTTTGAAGTATATCGACATGGAGTACACACATTTCGAGGTGATCTGCATTGGTGGAGGAGGAGGAGCTGGTGGAGGGATCGATAC